GTAATTATAAAAGCTTTTAATCTAGTAGGTCCACCAAATAATGTTTGTGTACCTCCAGTAGTAGAAGTAAAAGCTACATTTAGATCCGATCCTGCCATTTTTTTCTCCTATATTAAATTATATTTTTCTAAATCCTTATAAAGTAAAGCAATTCTGTCGTTTTGTACATTAGAAGGTTTTAAATATTCTTGTTGATTAGCTTTAGCTTGTAATTGACTAAAATCTAATGGTTTTATATTTATATTATCACTTGAAGATCCAACTAATTCTTTACTTGAAGGAAGTTGAGTAGGTTTACTACTAAAAGTATCAATAACCTTTTCTATATTTTTTAATTTTTTTTCTAAATCATCTTCTGATTCTTTTTTTTTATCTTTAGTTGTAATTACACCTTCATCTTTTTGATAAATTTTTTCTGCTTCTGAAGCATCTCCTGAAGTTTCTAAAACAGTTTTAGTTGCTACATCTTTATCTTTTTTATCAGATAATTCTTCTACTTCTTCATCTTTAACTTTAATTAAATCATTATCTTTTTTTCCAAAAGAAGCTAAAGCATCGCCTTTTTCTTTTAAATTTTTAAATATATTATCTAAATTAAATTCCATAATTTTTTGAGGGCCCGAAGGCCCCCTAGTTTATTATTATAAATCTGCTGCGTCTTGAACACCATTGTTTTGTAAATACAAAACAGTAACTGTTGCTGCGCCAGTTGTACCGTTACCGTTAGCACCAGTAAAGTCAGCTAAAATTTGTAAGTCAGTTGTACCTACATTAGTTGATTCTGTATCTAAAGTACCGTGAGTAGTTGCTAAAGCTTTAGCATTAACTGTAGTTAAAAATGCATCTGCATCCGCTATTGTTCCTACTGAAACAGTTGCTGCACCAGTATCATTATTTACAGTTGTTACATTAAGTATAACATCAACTATTTGTGAGTTTGCTGGAACTACTGCACATACTTGATTAAGATGTGAAGCTCCAGTGATATCAACTTTTACTGATTGGCTCATAGTAACGAAACCAGTATTTTTAATACTTTCGCCTAATTTTGTGCCAGTTGTTTGACTAACCGTTCCCGCTTTTATCGGTCCGGAAAATGTTGTTGTTCCCATATGTCTATCTCCTTATAATAGTCTGCTTTCGCAGTCGTTTGGGTTATTAAAAATACTAGGCGTATTGCTACGCCTAGTATTAATTAGTTATTATGCTACGCCTTCAGATCCGTATACACCTCTCCAGTCTGTAAAACCGAAGCTGTATCTTTCTCTGCATTTGTATCTTAAATTACCAGATTCAAAATCGCCTTCAACAGCTTTTTTGATTGGTGATCTAACGAAGTGTTTCATTCCATCTGGACAATCAGTTAATAAGAAATATTGATCAGGTAAAGTAAATCTTTGATTTACTACTACACCTTCAGGGATCATACCCATATTTCTCATTGCGTTGATATCATTATCAGCAGTACCAGGTCTTAAATTAGACTTGATAATTCTTTCTGCAATAAAGATTAACCCAGGAGGAACTGCAAGTTTTCTTCCAGATAATGCAATTGGTATGCTTCTATCATCTACAGCTTGCGAAATTTGAACTAAAAGTGTCTCTAAAGACGTTTCAGATAAATCCGCAGGTGTGCCTAGGATGTTAGATGCTGTACCACCGCCACCTAGAGGGTGAGAGCCACTTAATAAAGCTTGTCCGTCTCCTCCAGTTGAAGTAGTAGTTGCATTATTAAAGATATTTGCACCTTTGATCTCTTTAGTATGTTGCATTGATCTTGCAAGTGCTCTTGCGTATTTAGCGCCTAGAGAACCATACAATCCATCTTCTTCAGCTTCTTCTGTAATAGCAAAAGCTAAAGCGACAGTTTCATGTACATATCTTGAGACAAAGCCTTCTCTGCCAGAATCATAACTGATCATGGCACCTTCAGCTTTAGTTGGTGCAGCACCGAATCCGATCATTTGTACATCTTCTTCGAATGCTTTCATTGATTGCTCTGTAGAATATAATGATCTCCATTGTTCAGGGTATCTATCATATTCCATACCAAACACGGTGTTTAAACCTAGATTGAGCTGTTTGGTAAAAAGTGCTCTGTTTAAAGCCATTTTTTAACTCCTTTGTTAAGGTTATACACCAGCGTTCTGAGTACCATATAGAGATAGATTGATTACTACTTCTACATCAGCGTCAGCGCCTACTGCATTGTTTGGAATATCAATTAATCTTAAAATTCTCAACGTTTTAGCAGTAGTTGCTAAAGTTGCGAAATCTAATTCATCAGTTGAATGTCCATAGGTTGAATTGAACGTGCCAAGTGTTACGTTTGCTAAAGCTCCTACTGCTGTAGAAACAAAAGTTCCGTTAACTTGAACCGCATAAGTGATATTTGGATCATCGTACACATAAGCTTTAATAGGCTCATTAGCCTTTGCTGTAGTGCCTGTGTTCCAAACTTTAGAGAATTTAACATCACCAGTACTATTTTCAATGTATTCAACGCCATAAAAAACACCAAGAGCTAGTCCGCCCGCTGTGCCTCTTATAACTGTTCCATTGGCTGCCAAAGTAACGAGGTCTCCACTTGCAAGATTAGCTGCAAGGCCATTTGCAATTGGATACTCATTGGCTCTAATAACACCGCCTGTTAAATGTCTTAATGGTACGAAACCATTTGGTGCATTTACATTTGCCATTTTTATTTACCTTTGTTAGTTGTTAACTGCCTTCCGAACTAACTGTAGTTTTAAAAGTCCTTGAAATAGGTTGGCCTGGTGATTCGACTTTGTTCATGTCGTTTTCGACTGATCTCATCAAGTTCTCTGTCATTTGCGCATAGTAATCATTTCTTTGATTCAACATTTCTTGCGGCATTTCACAAAGTACCATTCCTTCTATTCCAATATGCCCAGCGAATTTGCCATGTTCTATCGTTGGAAAATGTTGGCCATCTTTGATAGTTTTAACATCTCTAGGTGCCCAACCTTCTCTCAACCGTTTAGCTACATTCGTAGGCGTTTCCTGTCCTAACACCATAGTTGCTACCCAACGTTGAGCATAACCAGGTCTTGGTTCAGGCGCTTCTAATAAGTTACTCGGTCGCCATTTTGAAACTAATTTAGATTTCTCTGATCTAGTTTCATTGTTTATTTTATTATCTTTATTCATAATGTCAGGCTCCTTTCTATTGTCCTGTATCGCTAAAGCTTTTTACTTCTTTAGCAAATCGTTTTAGTGCTGCTTCATCTGTAATATCAATGCCAAAGTTTTTAGCAGTGGCGAGATCATCACTTGTGAGCTTAACTCTATTGCTTGATGTTCCTTTTTTACGAGAAACTCCAGCAACAGGAGATTGCACTCTATTATTTTTTTGTACTACATTTTGTTCCTCTTTGGAAGTGTTTTCTTCTGATTTATTAAAATAAGGCATACCACTTGATTTTAATCTTTTGGTCATCTCATCATAATATCCAGGATCATGCACATCCCAACCTTCTTCTGTTAATTCAGCATCAATTCCATAAGCCATTGCTGTTTCTTTTCTATAACCAGGCTTATTAAACCATGTTGAATTTTCTTTTACCCATTCTGTGGCTAAAGGCGGAGCTTTTTTTTCAGTTTTTTCTTTAGTTTTAGGTACTTGTGCAGCATAATCTTCTGTTTTAGTCATTTGACTACGAATTTCTGCCATATTTTCATACAATTTTACTTGTTGATCAGTATTACCTTCTTCTATTGCTGATTTTAATTGATTAGAAACACTTGAAAGTTGATTACTTAATGATTTATTAGCAATATCATATGTCTTTTTTTCCATTGTAGACATTCTTTCTTCCATTTCTACTAATTTTTGTTCAGCTTCTGCTCTTTTAGCTACTTCTTTTTGGATTCTTTTACGAACTTTAAGAGAATAAGGCATATCCTCAGAATACTCTGGAACTTCCTTAACTTTTTTTTCTTCTAATTTAATTTCTCTTTCGTTTTCGTAAGTTTTATCTATTTCTTTTTCATCAGAAAGTTCGTCTTGTGATAATTTATCTAAAGGGTTAGAAGTTACATTAACTTCATCATCATTTTTAATTTCATCAAGCACTACTTCTAATTCTTCATTCTTATTTTCTTTTTCTTCGATCATAGTTTCTCCTATGTTGGCATTAACTATTGTTAATGTATATTATAGTTGTTGAGTTACAACATCTGGACTTTCCAGAGTTGCAATAATCTCATCATCATTTAATAACACCATTTTTACATTTTGTACAGAAACTCTTGCTCCTGCATATCTACCAAAAATAACCCAATCTCCTACTTTACACCAAGGTTTTTTTCTATCACTGTAACATTCATCACCCATAGCTATTATTTGGCCTACACTATTTAAGTATGTTTGATTATCTTTGTTAGAATCTGTTAAAATTATCCCACCTTTAGTTTTTTCTATTACACCTTGAGGTCTTAATAAAATTCTATAACCTACTGGTTGTGGAACTTTATCAGGTGTTGGTACATCGTTATCTGTAGCCCAAGCTTCATTACTATTCATCGTCTATATCTCCTTTTTTATATTTTTCGATTGTTTCATTTATTATTTCAAAAGCTTTATCTAAACCTTGACTATATC